CTGGCTTTCACGTCCATCGCGTTCGCCAGCCTGGACTGCGTGAGGCCAATGGCTGATTGCGCGCGAAGCAGGCGGATAGCGAATGAGTCGTCAGTCGGCATGGTCGGCTCCGCTTGCTGGTTGCGCCGTGATCTTGAATCCTTTGCCAAGCGATCCGCCTTCCTGCGCGACGAAGCGAATGTCTTTCATGCCGCACTCAGATAGCATCACATCATCGGCGCCACTTGCACCGATACGGAAACGCAGCATGTACCCGGCGTATTTTCTATCCCATGCCAGATTGCGCATGAACGGAAAGCGCAGCTCGGTGAGGCCGTCGTGTTCCATCGGAAGCTCGCCGGGTGTCGGCTGCGGTTTGCGATAGAGCATCCCGCGCAGAGCGCTGTCGTACATGTCGAGCCAGGAACCGGGCCCGACCATGTAGAGGCCAATCGATAATGCCGGGACGCGATCCTTGCCGTGCTTTTCGCTGACGTTCGTCACGGAAACGATTTTCGCGAGGTGGTTGCTTACGGTGAACATTTCAGGGGGTTCTCCTGTTTAAATTGCCGCGAATTCGACGCCCAACTCCTGCGCCGCGTAGGATTCGATTTGCGTCATGTACTGCGTGAACTGCTCGACATTCATCTGTGTGGTGCTGACGGTAAGCAGTCCGCTCGGGCCTTCGACCTTCGGCGCGTATTGCTCTTTCGCCCATTCATGCCACACGTCCCGGCTGAACCACTTGCCATTCACCTCGACCTGTTCCGCGATCTCGCCCAGCAAGGCCCAATAGCGGGCGTTAGCCTCGCTGCTGCGCTTCGCCTTATGTTCGGTCACGGTGACGACGAGAGGCCGGCCAATGCGCGCCTGCTCGCCCGCGTTTTCCTTGATGAAGGCGACCATGGCTTTAGCGTGCTCGGGATCGCGAAGGATGAACGTGCGCATCAGGCGGCCTTCTTTTCCAGTTCGGCGATCATGGCTTGAACTTCCTTTTCGAACTGGAGCAAGCCGGGCAGCAGCGTGCCGTTGATGTATGCGTCGTCGCGCTCGACGCGCTGCGTGTAGAGCCGGTATGGATCAGGCACGCGCGGATCGTAGGAGACGAACAGCCACCACTTGCGACCGGTGACCAGCATGCCGCCTTGTACCTGCTCAATGTGATCGTCCGGCATGCCATGCAGAAGCGTGTTGATGTGCACGGCTTCATCCATCGGGCACTTGGACTCATAGCCGCCGTCTGCCGCGATCAGGCCGTCAGGCGACGCGCCGATGAAGTCATAGCGCGGATGCGTCACGAACTGGGCCGGCAGGATGATCAGGCCCGTCTCAAGCTCGGCCGCTTCCTTCGCATACGATTCGACGTCGGTTCCCCATTGCGTCGCACGGCCGCCTACTTCATGGCGCGGGATCGCTGCGAGGCGCTCGAACACGATCTCGCGCATGTATTTCTCACGCGCCGCAGTCGGCGTGCGCGGCTTCGGCTGGCCCTTCTTCGGGCCGGATTTGTACACGTCGCCCGGTTCGCCGCCGGAGAAGGCGATCGCGTCACCGAAGCGGCTCGCGGTCAGCTTGCCAGCGCGGGCCGCGCGCCATTCGTCGGTGCGCTGTTCGATGGCGTCACTCATCGTCGGCTCCTGGCTGGCGTTGCTGATCCTGCGGAACCTCGTCAACCGGCTGCACGGTTTGCGCAGTTGCCAGAGCGCCGATACGGTTGCGCTCGTTCAGGCCGATAGCCGCGCGGTCTTCCTTCGGCAGCTTCGACCATTCCTCCTTGAACGGCTCGAAGCCAAGTTCCTTGGCTACCGTTTCGAGCGCTGCGATGATCTTTGTGTGGTGCTCGGTGCGCGCTGGTCGAGCGCTCTCTGCGGCGCGCTGAGCTACCTGCGCGGGCGTCTGTTTGGCCGGAGCGTTCTGAGCCATGTACACCTCGCCATCCTGAAGTTCATCCGGCGTATAGACGCCGAGGATGACGTCGGGCGCGTGCAGACGGCCCCAGCGCTTCGCAGTCAGATAGGCGATCTGCTGGCGCGGATCGGATACCCAGTTCGGCGAGTTGCGAACGTCGCCGACCTGCGCCATCGAAACCTCGAGCGTGCGCGGCTCGCTCTCGCCTTTGAGAATGGCCCACACACGACACCAGTGGTCGGTGCTCTTGTCCGTTTTTCCGTTGACGCCTTTCCAGTCATCCGACCATTGGAAGTTGAGGCGCGTCGACAGCGCCGGCGACGAGTTCAGCACAGCGATAACCAGCTGGGCCTCATAGCCGAGCGTGCCATTCACCAGGTGCGTTTTCTGCGCGACCGAGAACGGGTTCATGCCCCACTGCATGGCCTGAAGGCTGACCGCGAAGCAGTCGCCCTGACTGCCCTGCAGGTGCTTCGGAATCGTCGTCTTGCCGCTGGCCATCAGGTCAGCGATACGCATCACGCTTTGCATGGCGTCATTGCTCAATACAAGCGACGCGGAACTGAAGCCGGACTGTTGCGGGATCTCGGTGATGGGCGAGATTTCGCCGGTTTCGACGTTGGTAATTTCGTTCACGATTGCTCCATGCCCGAGACTCAGCCGGGCGTTAGGGGTGGTCAGGCTGCTTGTGCTTCGAGTTGAACTTCGGGGACGTAAGTCGCTTTCTTGAGAACCGCGATGACCTTGTTGGCCCATTCATTGGTGCCCGGCTGCGGGCCTTCGAGCGCGACGAGTTCATTGAGCAGGTCGAACATGTCGTGCGCGGCTGCCATGACGTGCGCGTCGGCGGGGCGCCAGACGCTTTCAGCGAGCAATGCACCTTCTTCGTAATACCGCGAGTCGTTGTGGCCCGTGCCTGCGCAGCCGGCGATCTTGACCGTCGTCAAAATTTCCGTGCCACGCATGAACCATTCGCCGCCGGTGATCTCCGGCGCATTGCGAGCGGCGAGGTTCTCTGCACGGTCGCGCTCGACGCGATCGCGTTCAGCCTTCGCCTCGGCTTCGGCCATTTCGCGCAATGCGGCTTCTTCACGCGCGCGTGCTTCGCGCTCAGCACGGTCAAGTTCAGCCTGGCGGCGTTGCATTTCCGCACGCTCATCGGCAAGGCGATTCTCTTCGGCTTCGATTGCGGCGCGGCGCTCTGTGTCCTCGCGGGCCTGCTGCTCACGACGCGCAGCTTCTTCAGCCTCACGGCGCGCACGCTCTTCGGCTTCGCGTGCAGCGCGTGCTTCAGCGTCTTTGCGGTCCTGTTCGGCGCGCGCAGCTGCGTCGCAGCGTTCCTGTTCCGCGCGTTCAGCAGCCAGGCGCTTCTGTTCGGCTTCGAGTGCCGCGCGCTGGCGCTCCAGTTCGGCGCGCTCCTCCGCGACGCGGCGTACCTCGGCTTCCTGCGCGAGCGCTGCGCCCTGCATGGCACGCAGTTTGTCGAGCGTCTCGCCGCGCGCTGCCTCAGCGTCGCCGGTCATTTCTGCGAAACCGTCGATCTCGATCGTCTCGTCGACCAGGGCGATAATCGCGCCTTCGATCTCGGCGGACGATTTGCCGGCGGCGATGGATACACACGCGCGGATCTCATCGATCTTTGCGCGGATCGCCGCGATACGGCGAGCCTCGGCCTCGACCTTCGCGCGGCGCTCTGCCTCGCGTGCTTCATCCCACACATCGCGCAGACCAAGCAGGCGTTCTTCTTCCGGCGCGGTGATCGCGACCAGTCGCTTTTCCTCTGCGATGACTGCCTTCGAGAACGCCGTCGCATCCTCGCGCGCTGCCTTGCCAGCCCTCTCGATGTCGACGCGCGTCGTGCGCAGGACCATCGCTGCAGAGTGGCATTGATCGCGGCCCGCCATGTTCTTGATCTCGACGATCGACGCCGACTGCTTCACGAGCTCGGCAAGCTTGGCTTCGCGCTCCGACGTGCCCAGCGCAACCGCAGCGCGCTCGACAACAGTCAGTTCGGTGGTTTCATTCTTCTTCATACAGCACCTTTCGAGTGAGAAACAGCGGGTTGGTCGACGCGCTCATACAGCGACGGCGCGGCGAAGTAGAGAATCAGGAAGGCAACGAGGGTGCCGAGGATCATGGCGAGCACCGGGCGCGCGTCGAGGTATTGGGAGGCGCGGCGGATCATTGCGCGCCCCGCTTGTTTGCCGCACGCCCGATGTTGCCAATGGCACGCTTGACTGAGCCGAGAGCCTTCTTCGAAGCCTTACGCTCCAGCACGAATTCATACGCCTTCAGGCAGCAGCCGCAGTTCTCGTAGAGGTATTCGCGAATCTCTGCATCGGTCATCCACACCTTGTGACCTTCGTCATCCACATCGCCAGTGAAAGCATCTTTTAGATGCGTTACGTCGTCATGGGCTCCGTACTGCATGCCGTCTTCGCCAACTCCGCATGTCCCGCGTACGCCTTTGCAATACCTCAGCACATCGCCGATAGACTTCGTGAGTTGCCTCACCTCTGCATTGAGGCGCGCATAGTCAGCGCATGCCTTGATTGCTTTGTTGCTCATGCGATTCCCCTTGCAGCGCAGTAGCCGAGAAAGACACCGAAGGCGACGACAATCGCCCAATCCATCGCGGCGGCTTTCACGGGCACACCACGTGCAAGTAGAACGTGAACACCACAAGCGCCCCGACAGCAGCTGCACACACGCCTGCGCTAAAGGCCAAAGAAAGATCGGCAAATCGAAGATCCTTTTCACTGATTTGTTTCATCAGGGTTCCCCTTTTTACAGAGTGCAAAACGAATGAAGATTGCGCTTTGCAGTCAAATAGGCGTCGTGAGCAGTTTTTGGATCTTTAAATTCACCGAGATAAATTCTCTTTCCGTTTACTTTAATATGAGCAACAAATTTTCCACGGAAAGGGCTCACTCCAAGGAAGCCGGATGAGTTGTTTGAATGAGCAGTCCGTTGGTTTTGCATATTTTCGACTCTCGTTGCATGACGCAAATTCGCAAAGCGATTGTTTCGTCGATCGCAATCGATATGGTCGATAGTGTGCTCGGGCCATTCTCCCGTCATATAGAACCAAGCTAGGCGGTGGTTCTTATGCGCTACAGAATCGATCTGCGTCTGATCATATCCATCACCGTTAGTACTTCCAGCTATTTGTCCTATCGACGTTCCGCTACGTGCAACCTTCCAAGTGAAGATGCCTGTTTCCGGATCGTAGTGCAGCAGATCCTTCAAGCGTTCAATAGTGAGCATATTCAGCCTCTTTTTCTAAGCGCTCGATCCACAGGTGCGCCATGACTTCGGAGTCGTCGCTGATGTACCGCTGCACAAGAGCGCGCACCAGAACGCCGACGCCGGCCATGTCGTCGGCAAGCAGGAGCCTCGCAATCATCGGCGCCGATCCGCCTTCCATGACGCTCTGCATGCCGCACACGACATCGATAGGCGCCATCGTCAGCAAGCGGGCTGCTTCGATCTCCTGGGTGCGGGCAGATACCATCTCGTCTCGCGATTCTTCGCTATCGATCGCGGCGTCGAGCTTGGATTTGGCGCGCTCGGTGGCGAAGTCGGCCATCGCGGCGGCTTGCTTGGCGCAATACGGAAGTGTGCTCATGGCGGCCCTCACTGAATGCAGATGCGGTTGTAGTCGACCGTGCGGCGGATGACCCAATGCCGCTTGCTCTCGATCATCCACGGATCGATGCAGGTCAGTTCCATGTACGCGTTGGCGAGCAACACGATGACGTTGTGCAGTTTCATCACACACCTCACTCGCTGTCGAAGGGGACGAATGCGGCCTTCTGGTACTGGCGCATTTCGCTTTCGGGATATGGCTGGAAGTTGTCGACCGGCGAGGCGCGCAGGTAAAAATCGCCATACGAACCACCGTTGCCACCGCTCGCGCTATTGCCTGCCGCTGATGCGCTCGACGAGCCACCGAATGCACCGGCCGCAGCTCCGACAGCACCCGAATTGCCGCCGCCGTGGTGACCGTGGTTCGCCGAGGCGGTGGATGCGTGGGCCGGCGTGTATGCCCAGACGAACATGGCGGTAACCGCCGCCGTGAGGACGATGGTCTTGAGATTGGCGATGGTGTTGGATTTCATGATGGTCTCCATGCCCGCCGAAGCGGGCCCGGTTGGTTGGTTATCCGAATCTGCGGCCGTTGTCCAAGCCACGGTTTGCATCGCGCAACATCCGCGCAGTGCGCTTTGCTTCTTTCTGGGTGGGTTCGGCGAGTTCGGCTTGGACGACCGTTGCGCGAGCAACCTTGAGAGCGGCATCGGCCTTCATGAAGGTGGCTTCATCTTTGTCAAACGCGGCCAAAAAAGCTTCGTAAGCCGCTTTGTATTCGCGCTCTGCTTGATCTCGGGTCATGTCGCACCTCACAGGGTTGGGTTTGTTGCTGCTGTGAGTCAATTATATGCGGCCATGAATAGATGTCAATGCGCAAATGAATAATTTTATGCGAGGGGAAACCCGGACTATTCATCCGGGTCTGGCAGGG